TGTAGGTGAAAGAGTACTAACTACAGAAAATGATATAACATATTCTATAACTAGAAAGCCAAATAGTGATGGTAAGGCTATACTTAATAAAAGCAGATTTGGCACAGGTCAAGCTTTAGATATATTTGATTTAGGTAGATTATTAACTAGAACAAATGTAAATGTTAAGAAACATGAATTGACTGGTATGATTCCTGCATTAGTAAAACGTATGGAAAATGCAGGGTTAAATATAGAGTCTTTTAGTTTTCCTATTATTACTAGAGCTTATTCAAGATTAATGGAAAGTTTACCTGTGCAGCAACAGGCAGCAAACAATTTAAGATTAATAGGTGGTAAAGAATTAACTAAGTTTATAGAAACGCATTTAGGAATATTAGCTAAAGAATTTAATTTTGATATGAATCCTAGAGGCAAACTAGACCCTAGAATATCTCAATATAGTTTTGCATTTGATAATATAGGTAGAGGGTTAGCTCATTTTTCTACAATAGAATTACTACATAAAAACTTTTTAGATTTACATAAAGCAATAGATTCTGCAGGTGTTAAAGGAAATGCAATAAAAGAATTAATACCTAGATTAATAGAACGTAATAAAAAAATAAAAGAAGAATTACAAGCTACAGTACGTTTAGATAAGGATGGTGTATTAGAAAATTTAGAAAGACAAATACAAAAAACATCACAAGAGCTTTTAGATTTAGCAGTAGATAATAATTTTACACCAGAACCTTTAATGAAATATTGGCATACATTATTATTAAGTCCTATTACATCTAAAAAGACTCAAGGATTTTTTGGACATAACCAACTATATAAAGATATACATAGTGCTAGAAGTATTCCATTTGAAACTAAAAAAGAATTTTATGGTAAAATGGAAGAAGTATTTAATAGAGGTGTTGAGCAAGAGTCTCCACAACTTGAAGCTAAAGCTAAAAGTATATCGACATTAAAAGAATTAGCAATGAAAACAACTGAAGAGTTGTTAAATGAAAA